GTTCCAGTGACGGAAGACTTCATTGCCTTCCGCATCTAGTAATACGTGATATATTCGTGTCATAGGCCACATCCTTATTTGGTTTCCAATACATAATCACGATCCCAACGACCAACATTGATATCAGTGTAGTACGCAATATCAAAGTAATCAGTCATGATGTCAGAGTTGTTGTACCAACCACCAGACTTCATCGCATCAATCAGTTCTGAGTAGAAGTTTGCGATCTTGGTTTCTCCAATACGGTTCATCCACTCTTCAACCCAAGAAGTGTTAACCTGCATGTTACCACCAACATTGCGTTTTTGTTCCCCACGAAATTCTGCACAGTAATCATTGTATTTCTGTGCAGCACCCATCAGATCAAGTTCACCAGACTTCAAGTTCACAACCAAAGAACTGTGATGATCGATTGCGATAGTACCTTTCATACCATACTTTTTAAGTACAGATTTGATTGCAGGTGCGATTTGTTTTTTCTTGTCTTGTGAAATATAAGCCATTATACAGTCTCCTTAGGCGCAAACAATTTAGACATTCCTTCGAACACAATGTTGTATGCGTTCGCTTCATAGATCCAGTTTTCAAACCAATCACTGTCACCATCGTAACAGTCGTCTTGATCACCTCGGGCATACGCATCCCATTCGTCGGCGAGAAACTCCATACCAGCAAGAGCATCACCCTTACCAATACCTTGGATTGTTTTCCACGCATCTTCTAGGGTCATATCCATTTTGAAGTACTCAGGAATTCGAAACATGTGTTAACCTCTCTTTGTTACATTATTAATATAGTGATTCTTGCAACAAATGTCAAGCCTTTTTTTGAAATAATTTTGGATTTTTTTCAAAAAGTTCTAGACCACTGAGAAGTTTAAAATCACCATCACCAGTGTCGACAGTGATTTCAATATCGATGCCCGCCATTGCACGGACGTTAGTGATAACACCCTCGCCTGGGATCTCTGTACCGATTTCGGTCCAGAGAGTGTTCATAAAGTTTTTGAGTTCGGGAGTGATAATCATTTTACACCTCACGGATTAGTTGGATTTCTTTTAAGGCTTCTTGGAAGTCACGGATCATACCTTCAGCAGCTTTGACCGCTTTATCATCACCCATTGCTTTGTAACGGACAATGTTTTCTTCACACGCTTTGATATAATCTTTGATACCTTGTTCCATAGTGATTCTCTCTTTTTTTCTCTATACTATAAATATAGTGCTTCTAACAAAGAAAGTCAAGTGTTTTTATGAAATTATTTCAAATTTTTTTAATTTTATTTTTTGTGTCTGCTTGTGGTACTACAGACTTTTCGTCTACGTATCAAAGAGGATACAACCACCCACAATATCAGTTTGCAAAAACTGCGCATCAATATGTTGGTTGGTCAGAAAAAGAAAACAGAAAAGAAATAAAACAACTGACTGGTGTTGATCCTGTCCGTACCGAATGGTGTGCCGCATTTGTTAACGCAGTACTAAAAGAGAATAATACACTTGGATCTGACTCAGTAAATGACTATCCACTTATGGCTCGCAGTTTTATGTTTTGGGGTGAAAGAGTTGATGAACCCAAGATTGGTGATGTAATTGTGTTCCCAAGAGGAACCAGAGGTTGGCAAGGTCACGTTGGGTTCTATATCGAAACTCGTATAATAGAAGATATCGATTATTATGTGATCCTTGGAGGCAATCAAGATAACGCAGTTACCTACGATATCTTTCCTGCATATAAAGCGTTGGCGATTAGACGAGGATTCCCTGTTCCTTCGCAGCAGCAAGGACAATCGGAGTGAACGCTTCTTCCACTACCTCTTCGATCTGATCCCAGTTCGCTTCACGGATCAGACGACCATTGTAACTACTCCACTCTTCAAGAGCGAGATCATACTTCCGTAATCCCAAGATACGAAGCTCACGTCCACGGTTCATAAGACCGTTATTGAAGATGTCCCAAACGACATTCTGCGCTTTACGGAACTTCTCCAATGCACGATTACCCTTCAGAGGTTTGACAGGTCCTTCGGATGGGAAGACATCCAACATACTTAGTTGATCCACAAGAGGACGAGTTTCACAAGTACATCCCCAGTTTGCATTTTTAGGATTAAACATAATTACGCCTCCACACGATCATGAATAGGAAGAATACGGTGTTCAAAACGACTGTCTGATGTACCACCATAGTTACCACCAAACATAAACCAACCTTTTGCACGTTCCCAAGTCTCAGTGACTTCGTTGAACACTGCAGGAACCAACTTAGGGTAAGGTTTACCACAAGGACGATCATCGACAATCATCACTGCAGGACGATCATCCTGCGGATCAAAGGGGCCGTCACAGTTGACGACATTCAAAGAGTTGTTCGCAGAACTGATACCACCATTGGTACAGTCATAGTTTCCAAATTCTGAGTTACGGTAAACACTAACATTAAGTCCCATAATTAAGCTCCAATCGTATTGTAATAACCTTCGGCTGCAACTTCCATAGTTGCGTCACCATTGTCGTAGAGTTGCCACAGTTCAGATCCTGTGAAGTAAACACATGCGTCCTGCATGATAGGCCACTCACTCGTATGAATGATTGTCCGAATAGGCATCTTCCAGTTTTCCATACCTTCTGTCAGTTTGTTGAACGCCTCAGACAACTGACCTTGTGTCCATTTTTTAAAAACGATTTGATTTTCCATTACCAAATTACCTCTTCAGTTACGATCATACGTGGGTTATCAATTAGTACGTTTTCGACGTAGGTTTTTACTGCACCGTCATCGTACATAACAGTCACAAGAGTTTCACCGTCTGCATCTTCATGGATACTGGTGATCTCGCCTAGTATTGCAACATCTGTGCGATACTTCCGAATAATTCCCATACCAACTTCAAACATCATTTCGTCCTTTCGATCAACTTACTCTTATAATATAGTGGCTAGACAAGGAAAAGTCAAGAGTTTTTTGAAATTATTTTGAATTTTCTTTTCCTTTTAAATCAACGACTTATATTTTTTTGTCAAAAAAGTTTCAAGTTCCCTTGCTTCTTTTTCGTACCAAAGGTCCAAATACTCATCAAATGATTCGTATGTTGTTTTGTTATCAACATGCAACTCTTTACGTGCATACTGTTTCACGTGCACCATCTCATGACAGATGGTGGTGATTAGATCATCAGTAGACAACTTCGCATTCACTTCAATCTCAAACTCACGAGTATCGATTGCGCAACAGAAACCATACTGGTGAGTTTTCAAGTCGTTGGACAACTGAACACCCACTTCTAAGGTTTTCATACGAGGCATCAATTCACCTATGCAGAAGTTCACTACGTCTTCTGCAAGTTGACGTTTGGTTTTTGTCGAACCTTCTGCATAAACATAATTCATTACATTGCACTCCGCATTTTCGCCATACGTTCTTTTGTTGACAACCACTGTTCAAACTCCATTGGTTTACGTGGTTCTCCACAAGCAAGTTTCTTTTCTTTGAACTTTGCTTTTAGGATAGTCGCCGCATCACGACCCATGAACCGTGAAACCAGTTTCAACAGATCTCGACGAAACGAACGACCATGGTGCCAGTGTCCAAGGCAGTGAGTCATCTCATGGATCAATGTGTATTCATCAAGACCCACGATCAGATCCAGAGTGATTGTGTTTCCACACGCCCAACCTGCAGTCTTACGACCAGTGTTACGGGCTTTAGATTTGACATGGATTTCAGAACCACCTCTGTTTCGTTCTGCACGTAACTTTTTCCAAGTGTCAGACTGTGTGATCTGGTCACAACGTTTCTGCGCTTGACGGATTGTATCGAAATCTTTGATCTTACCGTATTCACGTTGAAACGCCCACTCTGCTTTGTAGGTTTTCATCTTCTCAGAATCTTTGGTTCCGTAACCTTTGTTCTGTTTCTGTTGATGTTTACGAAGATAATCGATGTAACTTTGAATTGTACCAGTTGAGTAACCCTCATTGCGCCACTCATTAACTTGGTCAGACATTGATGTTGGATAACAAAGCATATATCTTCCTCTCTCGTTGTTACATTATTAATATAATACTTCCAGTTAGAAATTGCAAGCTTTTGGACGAAAAAAGTTTGTTTTAAAAACAACCACTTATAATTTTTTTTCGAAAAAGATATTAATGTTGCATAAAAGACACACACCAAAAAATGTTTTTCTGCAGTGCAGAGAGTTGGATATTACTTGCCTAAACATTAGGTGCACTTTCAAAAAGTGTGAAGAATTTAATAGAAGGAACACAATTATGCGTTTTATTACAGCAGCGATTTTCGCAACTACTTTCGCAACATCCGCAGCGGCATTGGATCTGCCAGTGCCAGGTCTTGCGTTGAACACAGATGCAAAAGTAGAATATAAAATGGATGCAGAGACAACTGCAGCTACACTTGCACCAGAACTAGCTTATACTCCATCTTTTATTGATGGTGTTGAGTTCACAACTGGTACAACTCTAAATGTGTGGGATAACGATGGTGGTTTCACATTGGGTGACGAATTCGACACTCTACCAACATTGTCAATTGGTGCAACATATGTACCAGCAATGATCGACAATGTAGAACTAGAACTAGGTACATCGTATGACCTAGAAGCAAAAGAACGTGGGGAAGTAACAGTCTCTGCAACTTTCTCGTTCTAATCGCCTAAATATAGGTGATCGAAGAGGGACCTTCGGGTCCCTTTTTTGTTATGGAGAGTAAGAAGTGAAAGACAAGTATCTAAATTACAATTTGCGAACAGATGGTCTAAACATTTTAGATGTAAACACCATGTTCCACGAATTATTCCAAAGAAAAGATTACGACTGGTGGTATGAGGTTCAAGAAGGCGACATCGTCGTTGACCTTGGCGCATGTGTTGGTTTCTTCACATGTCACGCTTTGGATCGTGGGGCAAAGAAAGTTTATGCAGTCGAAGCTAATAGAGAACATCTTAAAACTTTATGTTACAATGTTTCTGAACATTGGATCGACAATTCAAAGTCGTGTGTTGTACCTATCCATGCTGCAATAGGTAAAGCAGATAGATATGCGTTGAATTACTATGGTGAAAATGTAGATGCACCACGTAAAGAATTTATGGAACTGATGCACGAACACCAGATCCACAATATTGATTTTTTAAAAATTGATATTGAGGGAGCAGAATTTGATATCTTCAAGAAAGAAAATATTCTATTCTTAAAACATCACGTTAAACACATCGCAGTTGAGTTTCATTTGGATGCGTTTAGAGAAGCACCATACGAATGGATACACTTTAGAGATCATGTTGTTAACCACTTTAACTTAGACCAAGTGAGATTTTTAACACACAAAGATAGAGTGTTATCGCACGACGACGAAAAGCTGCGTGGAGATTGGCCAATCGGATGGGGATCTTCTTTTATGTTGTACATCACCAATTCGTGATATAGATCATGAACTCTGGTGGAACTTTTGTCCAGTCTCTTTGCATCATTGCCCAATCTTCATTTATCGCATTACGGACATAATTGTTCTGAACACGAACTTTATTTTTATCCATAAAGTGTCGAAGAAAAGTATCTCGAAATCTTATAAACTGTCTTGGTGAATCATCCGCTGCACGTAAGTGACATTCAATTGCCATGTGTCGAACATTATTTTCAAACCAATCTATCATTTCTGGTTGTAGGATATTATATTCTGCACCTTCACAATCGATTTTCAAAAAGTCGATCTGAGCAATGTTATAATCATTTAAAAATTGAGTGAAGGTAAATGTAGGATAATCTACATCACCTTCACCAAATACATGTAATGTATCATACGGACTGTATGAAATTGCACCATGAATTGGAACAACACGAGTGTTATCATCAATGATGTAATCGGAAACATTCCGTATTGCAGTTTTCAATAGATCACGATTGGGTTCGATCATGTATACACGATCCGCACCTTTGTCTAATGCATTTGCAGAAAAGAAACCGACACAGGCACCAATGTCCACGACAATATCATCTGGTAGTACTTCATACCACCAGTTATATTCACAAGTTTTGAAAAACTCAGAATAAAGATGTGCTGCCTGTGAAAGATCAATACCCTCAGTACTAAGTTTGTGAGGATCTAAAGCTTTGTGGTTCATTTGTTAAAATACTTTTCCAACATTTCTAGGACATCATCATATTTTGCAATTTCCATGATTTCCATTTCCATTGCTTCAATAATGTCTGGGTGTTCCCCAATACCAGTTGTTGAATTTAAGTATACTTCGACATTTGCTTTGTGTTTGTCGACATGACCCTGTGCATGACTTCTCAGGGCTTCTAAAAGAATTTCTCTCATAATGTACTCCATATAAATAGTAATAACAAGTTTCGAAAGGTAATCAAGTAAATGATCACTAACTATTTATCTCCACAGTCATTCATCGTTTCCATCGATAGACTACCTAACGTGGAGTTTTTTACACAAAAAGTGATGATTCCAGATGTATCTGGTAGTCCACAACAAACGAATACACCGCTTGGTTTGATATATGATTCACCAAGTCAATTACAGTATTCTGATTTGGACATCACATTCATCATCGACGAGGATATGAAAAACTACTTAGAGATCTTGAACTGGTTGGAAGGTATGGGTTCCCCCAACACCCAAGATCAATATGCGAAACTTGAAGCTTCTGACGAGGGTATCCAATCAGATATTACTATCGTTGTTAACAACAACCACAAGAACCCAAATATACATTTTGTCTTTAAAGATTGTTTTCCTGTTAGTATTTCATCGATAAGTTTAGACGTGACCGCTGCAGACACAATATATGCAGAAGCGACTGCAACCTTCAGATACACAAACTTTACTGTTGCATCTCACTCATAAGTGTGATATAATATGATATAGTGAAATTTAGGATTATGAAAAATGAGTGTAAAACAATTGAATCCTTTTCTGTTGACATTTTACCAAGTGTCGATAACCAATTGGAATGAAAAGAAAAAACAGTTACTAAGTCTTATCGATTGGAATGATAAAGAGTGTTTTATGGTAGAACACTTTACAGACTATTACAAGAACGTCAATAGAGAAGATCATCGTGCACCTTACACAGATCAGTTTGTAAACATCCTAAAATATGATCTGAATGCGTTTGTTCATCAAGTGCAAAACTCCCCACTAAACAGATTTAACGTAGATTTGAGTATGAGAGTAGAAAACCTTTGGGCACAAAGGTATACTTCCCAAAATTTTATGCCACCTCATACACACGAACCTTCTGGTTTTTCTGCAGTTCTTTATGCAGAGTTCGATGAACACGAACATGAAGCAACAAAATTTTGGGCTCCATTTAAAAATACTATCGACGCTATGGATTACAGATATGACCCCCAAGTAAAAGAGGGTGACATATTGTTCTTCCCTAGTTATTTGATGCACTATGCAGAACCAAACGCATCATCTAAACAAAGAACAATTTTTTCTTTTAACAGTCGTGTGAAACCTACAGGATTTTTTGATAAATGAACGACGATATTAATGAGATGTGGGCTAAAGATGCGCCCATAGATGAGACCAATCTGATTGGTGAAAGTAAACGGATCCCAACACTCCACAGTAAGTACTATTCTATGTACTACGAAGAAGCGTTGCGTGTCAAGAAACTGAAAGCAGATCTCGCAGAATTGAAACGAGATAAGATGGAATACTACGGTGGTTCCATGGCGGAAGAAGATCTGCGAGAACGTGGTTGGAAACCATTCCAGTTAAAAGTTCTTCGAAACGATTTAGATAAATATATTGTAAGCGATAAAGATATTATCAAACTTAGTCTTAAGATAGATTACCACACAGAACGTGCAAACTATTTGGAAGACATCATCAAAACAATCCATTCTCGTAACTTCGTCATCAAGTCAATGATTGATGTAATGAAGTTCCAGTCAGGTGACTATTAATTATGACCGACACAGTTACTGTTGAATTTCTTGATCATGTGCATATGCGGGTGACCGCAGACCCATCAGTGCGCCAAGAGATCAGTGACTTTTTCTCATTCCGTCCAGAAGGTTGGCAGTATCACCCAAAAGTCAAGACAAAGATGTGGGACGGTATTATTCGTATCTATTCGCCTATGCGTCCCAAACTATATGTTGGTCTTCTCGAAAAACTAAAAGAGTTTTGTGATGTACGTGAGTACGAACTGGAAATTGAAACTGATG